AGTTCGTCCGCCGTGTTAAACCGTGTGATGCCAGCACCGATATAGGCCATTAGGTAATCTCCAAGATGGACAGAGCCACGTCAGCAGAACTTGCTGTGTTGCTCGTAACCTTCAACACGTCACTTGTGTTCATCACAACCTTCTGCTCACCACCAACGACAACAAGGCTACTACCCACAGGAACGGGTGCAGCCTTGATAAGATACACATTGTCACCGTCATTGTTTTCAAGCTGAACATCCACCTCAATCTGTGAGGACACGATGTTGGCAACAGTGAGTCCAATGATGGTTGTTTCGGTTGCTGAAGGGCCGGTGTGTATCGTAGCAGCAGATGTGCCTACACCAGTATCAGTAACGAGTTTGAATGAATTAGCCATCGTATCACCCCAAAGCTATCGCCATCGCCACAGCCTGTCCTGCCGGGTCAAAGTCGGTTGTGTTAGATGTTGCTGCGCTTCCTAGCCCTAGTGATGTTCTGGCTGTTGCACCGGTTTCAAGCACAAAGTTTGATCCATCACCCACGATGAACCCACCGTTTGTAACGGCCAAGCCAGCTACATCTTGTAACTGCGCGTCCAGTCTCGCGTTAGCCACCGTCCCGCTAGCAAGGTTGCTGGCATTCAGCGCTGTCAGATTGCTGCCGTTAGCTGCTACTATGTTCCCAGATGCATCAAGGAAAGACATCTTCTCCGCTGGCAACGTGCAGAAAATAGTCTTCGTACCTGACCCCCAGTTTACAGCAGCATCACTATTGCTCGACTGAAGTATGGTTGTTCTGGCTAGCGTTGTACCTGACGCAGTATAGGTTCCAATGCCGACCTCAAAGTCGGTGCCATCAGAACATCCGTAATATGTCGTGTTCCCGTTGCCCACGCTACCAAAAGTCTCAAAACCAGAAACAGCACCCGCAAGCGAATACGTTGCAGTGCCGGTGGTAGTGGTCGTTTCTTTTACGCGGTCTCTAAGAACAAGCGCCATGTTACTTTAGCTCTATCGACAGATTACCGGCGTTGATGCGGAAGATGTCGCCAGTGGCGATTGTCTTGCTTGCATCTAATTGGCCAACAAACAAGATGTTTCCGCTGCTTGATGCGTCTGCAACAAAAGCATGCGTGATTGTGTTGTTTGTGCCGGTGGATGCTGGAAACTCAATATTTGCAGCATTCACTGCTGTTTGAGTGTCTGTTCCCACTGCCGGGACTGTCCATCCGGAAGCCTGAACCTGCTGCCTAGCATAGCTGCCAAACGTGGCTTCAGTTAAAGACCCTGTTTCAATACTAGATACGGCGGTTGCAAGGCCAACATAAATGCTGTTGCCTGGGGTCGCAAAACTCTCCGTGTTGTTTTTAAACAGGAACTGCAATAATGCATGCTCCATGTAGGTGGTTGCTGCGTTAGACGTTGCCATATTCGTTACTCCTTATGTGCGAGGCCGATCCGGCAGACCTCTGCGATACGCATCGCTGTTCTCTCTGGCCTCTGCCAGATCTTTGATTCTACCCAATGCCTCTGTGAACTGCTTCTCGTACAACTGAAGCATGTCCTGCTCACCTTTCATGTAAATATACGCTTCAACCAAAGAACCGTAAAGCAGGGCGTTCGGCGCATTGTCACTGAGCCACGTTGTACCACTATCCGAGCCTGCCGTCAGTGATGCAGGACGGTAATAATAGTGAAGCTCAACCGCATAGTTACTGTCGGGTGTCGGCGACACAACAAAATTATCGGCATCGAAAAAAGCATAATACCTTGGAATGCCCGTGGTTGCCGGATTCGGGTTGTATTCTTGAATGTAATTAACGTCCTTTTGAAGCAAAAATTCTTTCGAACTACTGTTCGTAACCGACAGTGAAAACGACGCAAGATAGTCCGTCGGCACGGATAGATATGGATCGTTCTGCGTCAGAGCACTGGTAGCGTTTTTGCGGAAGATCTCCAGATCAACCAGCTTGAAAATACGGTCCTCGGCTGCACGAATGAACACAGGCAAGTTCGTCACGAAGGATGTTTCCGTATTCTCCGTGTAATCCTGAATCGCTGTTTTTAGTTGTGCGTACGTGAAAGCCATTTACTTCTCCAACGTCACCGGTCCGACAGTCGCATTTTCACCACCGCCTCGTGCACCACCCGTGGTCGCGGTGCCGGACGTAGCCGTGAAGGTATACAAATTCGAATCAATGACAGTAATCGTGTAACCACTTGCGCTCTCCACCACCGCCTTGGTGAATCCATTAAATCCCTCCACTTTTCGGAACCGTATTGTATCTCCGCTCGTGCGTCCATGCGAAGGCTCTACCACCGTAATTACCGCGCTGCCTGAAGAAGCTGACGAAAACGGGTTAGCTGGTAAGAGTCGAGCGACTGCAACCTCTGTGCGTTGATCAGGACGTGGATCATGTAGCGCCTGTGGATCTGGTCCAACACGAACAGGCTGTAGCTGCGGATGTTTTGCTTCGTACTCATCTCTGCCTACTTTGGAACCATTCCATTCTGTAACCATCTCAACCAGTCGATACCTGAAACCAGACCGGTCAGATATTCCGTAAGCGTCTTTTCCCGAAGCAAAGCGCGCCATCAGTTCACCCTTAAGTACTGCATGCTCGGTTGCAGTTTCAGTGCAACGCGATCTTCATCCTCGTCTGCTGCTCGCTGGAACTCTTCCTCGTACACCGCTTTCAGAAGCTGTACCCGCTCCGGCGCTTTCTTCATCGCAATGTAATATGCAAGGCCGGCAACCATACACGGCAAGAACCGAAACGGTGCATCAGTGGTGTTAACCAAGGCGTCTGCATCTTCGATACGACGTACATAGTAGTAGATAAGGCTATCAGTAGAATTGTCCGGAGTAGGCCAAAGAACAACCTGTGGCGAGATTTGCCTGTTGAAGAAGAACTGACTTGGCCTCCCTGCCTGATCCTTATTTGGTGTGTGTAGATAGTCACTCCTGGACATCCGATCTAGCTGGAAGTCCACACCACTTCGACGAATAACTACTTCAAGCAAATCAGTGTGTGTAGCATCAAGCGTGTATGTCGCCGTGCCTGATGTAAGACTCACCGTCGCCTGCTTCACGGTCCACAGGTTCAGACCACGATTTGCCCAATCTGCAAACATCAGATTCAGAGACCGACGAGCCGTGCGCGCGTCGTAACCGGTGCGGACTTCAAGCCCGCACCGCTCATACGCTTCTTCAATAATCTCTGCTACGTCGAGATCAAAGTCTCTGGATCCAGAAGTCGCCATTTACTTCTTCTTCCGCACGGATTTGCCTTTTTTCGCCATGATCGGCTTCATGTTGGCACCGCCACCACGCATTTGTTTTTTTGCACCCATTCCACCGCGCATCTTACGCATTGGCTTTTTCATTCCCGGCATACTCAATTCTCCTTTGTTTTCGCGTTTCGACCAGACGATGATAATCATCGGGGTCATAGTTAACATAGTAATCCAGACGCTCTAGCTTTGCACTAGCATTGTCTAGGTCGGTGAGGCGTTGAACAAAAATCATGTTCAGTCCTTTGTCCTTGAACGCCAAAAGCCAGATATCAACACCCGTCTGTGCCAACCATCCGTTTAGAGCGAAACACGCCGCCTCTAGCTCTTCGTACGAATATTTGTCTCCGTAGTTCCCGCAAACAACGACTTGGTACGTGTCGTCAAATGCTCGGATCTCTTCGTACACAGTGTTCCAAAGGTCACCCTCGACCTCCAGTGTTTTTACCTTTTCGCCTAACCACGCATTTCTAGCGAACGGGCACAGCGCATTGCCGTTAACAAAGCCGTCAGGGTGGCAAAGCTCGTCAAGAATCCAATCTTCAAGTATTCGTGCTAGTTGCATTGCGCGTCGGCATTGTTATAGCACCAGCAGCTTCTTTGCGGGGCGAAACCAAGCCGCCATTTTTAAAGAAGCCCATCTTCTTAACCGTCTCCGGAGATTCTTTTTTCAACTTGCGAAGACCTTTACCCTTTGACCCTTGTGGAATTGGTTTCATTTCTTTTTCCTTCTCACTGCTTTTACACGCCGAGGCTTGCCGGCTGGTTGACCTAAACGCTTTTTCTGATTGATTCTGCTACGCTTTTCAGCGGCTGTCATTTCTGACGTTGTTTTAGGAGTCTTCGAAGAAACTCGTTTGGAAGGACGGCAATAAGGAGTGCCACGCTTTTCACCCTTTTTTCTGCCACACGCCTTGCCAGTGCGTACATCTTTCCAATCCTCTTTAAACCAACGCTTTAACGCCAATCCTTTTTTAGTTTTACGTACAGCCATGTTAGTCTCTCGACTCTCTTATTTCCTTCAATGTCTCTTGTATAGTCATATCCTTTTTAGCGTTCGGATCATACTTACATTGATATTCATTAGGAACAAATTCTAAATATTCAAAAAACTGAGACTCGATTGTGTTGTTTGCTCCCTTAAATATGCAAACTAATTCTCGATTGTCCAACTTTTCACATTTTACCTTACGGCACGTCACCATCTGCTCTGCACTGGCAGTGTGAGACTTCAACAATAATACAAACGCTGTCAAAGCTGCAAAACCCGCTCCGATCACAATGATCCAAGCTACAACTTCAACAAACTTACGACGGCGTTCTCTTTGCTTGTATAATGTTTCTTTACGGCGCTTACGAATCTGGCCTTCCATTTTAACCAGTTCATCCCATTTGGATTTACCGAGGGTCAAGGAAATCCACTGCTGTAACTCATAGCGCTGCTGTTGTGCCTTTTGCTTGTTGGCAAAAGTCGTTATCGCCTCTTGCTCAACACTCTGTCCGCCAAAAAGTTTTTTAAATATAGGAGGGTTTTTTGCTTCTTTCTCCATCTGATCAAGATCAGACAAAGCGCCCATCCAACGCGACAGATCTGATGCCATAGACTCTATGTCTCGGCCAACAGCAAAACCCTTCTTTAGCGCGCCAAAGGCCGCTGAAGCAGTCGCCATTACAGATATTGGATCCATTAATATACCTTCGTGTCTTTATCTACCACTGCTGGCAAACAGTAAGATGTGATCTTCTGTCCTTGTTTATGCAGTCTTTGTGCAAAGTACACGCATTCATCGACAGAACGAAAATACATGTCATTGCTAACCAACTTACGTTCTTCACCCAACCCAACAAATACGAACAACAAAAACACATGGATCAAGACTGTGTAACTGCACCCTTGGTTCGTTTGCGCCGGCCATTCATCACCGCGCCACAACCACGAGCCACCGCAGTTCCCTTTACGGCCTTTCCTCGAAAAGGTCTTTTTGATCTTTGCTTTGCGCCTTCTGTGAGTTCAATCCCGCCGTCTGCTCGTTTGCTTTTCTTTTTCTTTTTTCCACCTGTGCCGTAGTTGGCAGCGCCAACTTTTCTGCATTTCGCGATGGCACCGCTTGCATACGCCGACGGGAAGACTCGATAGCGCGCTTTAACTTTGCGATAGCATGCATCTTTAGGCATTCTTTCGTTTCCTTTTGTTAGCGCAATGCGCTCTCTCGCTGAAGCCACGAGGACGCTTGCAATTTATTTTTGACTTCCGAGCCTTGCTCCACTTCTTCTTTTGCGGTGGCTTGGATATCTGCTGCCTCATCGAACCACGCGATATCGCCATTTCTTTGTCTCCGAACGTAATCTTCCCATAGAGGTGTCAACATTTTGTGGTTAGATTCAACTTTTACCACAATAACCGCCGTGCGCTTATCTACCTCTATCAGTGTCGTGAGGATCCAAACCACAAGAGAAAGAGCCACGCCCCCAAAACCAATAACACCGGCTTTAACCAAGGTTTTTTCATCTAGCATTTCCACCTCCGCCGTGCCTGACGCAACCGGCTGTTCGGATCTTTCGCAGCCTTGGGAAACTTTTTCATCTGACCAGCGGATCTAGCGCAAAAAGACTTACGTCGTTTCGCATCCTTACTGCCCTTCTTAACCTTGCCCGTAACTGCCGTCTTTAGCTTGCTGCCAGGATTAGCACGTCGATACGCCTTGACCCCAGCTTGAGTCATTCCCGCCCCAGACTTTGTGGGACGGAAATTTTTTTTGTTTCTTGGCGGCATCTTTGACTTTTTGCGCGCCATAACAACTACCCGAAGAACGCAGTAATCGCGTCCACGTTCGTAAGGGTAACGTGACAACCGTCTTCAAAAATAATTCCGTGGTCAGGAATTGTAATCTGCGTGTCATCGCCAGCTACAAAAGTCATTGTGAGCAAAGTCGTGCCAGATCCACCGCCACTTCTGAAGACAGCGGCGGGACTTCCGCTGCTAGCACTTCTAATGACGAACGACTTGAGACGAGTCCTGCCGCCAATCAAGCTGCCTGTTGCTGTTACTGTTTTAGCAATAATAGAGCTTGCCATCGCCGCCTCCTATTAGCTATCGGCGAACGGTGTAACAGCCTCACCAGAACCGAGAAGCATGCCCTGCACGAGGTACACATTGTCTTCGATTGCAGTGATTTCGATATACGAACCCTTGTCGCCACCTGTGGTGGTTCCGTTCATTGAGATGACATCATTTGATGCACTCGGAGCATAGGTCTCAGTCAGACCATTGTCTTCCATGACGGAAAGCGAACCGACAAACTTGTCAGTGCCATCTGTTTTGATGTCACAGTCAGAGCAGTCAGTGCCTACAAAAAACGTATAACGGGCGCCAAGCGTGTCCGTCGTGATAGTTGGAAGAGTAATTGCACCATCAGCATCATTTACCTTGATGATGCGGCCAACGTGATTGTCATAGGTAAGAGTGGTCTCTGCGGTGATGTTAACCATCGCATTAGCACCCTGTGCGGTGAAACCGCGCTGGGAGCGAACTGGACCCGAAAAGGTTGTTTTAGCCATTAGGTACTCCTGTCTTGGCTCGTGTCAAATCCACGATGGATCTGTCAGGGACTTATGCATAGTACCCGAAAAAAAAGGGGGCCGCAATCGCGGCCCCCAGTCGGGGAGGAACTTTCCCCTTCGTTACGCGCCGGGTGAACCGAATACGCAACGCGGGTCTGAGAAGCCGAACGAATAACGCTCACGAGCCTTGAACCGCATGTTGCCGGTGTCGAAGTCCGGATCCATGTTGGTTGCCAGAGGCATACGCTCGAAGTGCTTGAGGCCGTTCGGGGCATCCGTCTTGATGAAGAACGCATCGGTGTCGGTCAGGTAGTCGTTGACTACGTAACCTTCCGGCAGCATGCCCATGCTCTTCAGAGCATTGACATCGTTGTCGGCGGTTCCAACACGAAGGTTCGACACCAGCAGACGCTCGGCAATGAACTGAAGCTGACGCGGAATGATCAGCTTCATGCCGCGCAGTGCGATGACCAGACCACGCTCATCGACGAAGCCTGCGATGTTAATCAGCGCATCTTCGAGCGAAGTTTCGTTCAGGTCAGCCGCAGTAGACGGCTCATTGGCGAAAGTGCCACCGCTGGTAAGCGGGTGCGAGGCATCACAGAGTGCTACACCGTCGCCGCCGGCAGTTGCGCCTGCGGTGAAAGCGTTGTTAAGGACGGAAGCGGCCTTAACTTGCTTGGTGTGTGCCATCGAACGGGCGAGGGCACGAGTGTAGCGAGATGCCAGACGGTCGTAGAGGTTGTCCTCAACAGCTTCCTCGGTGATCGAGAAACCCATTGCGACGGTCTCGTGGGTATACCGTGCGGTATACGCCTCGTTCGCGTCGTCGAACGAGATTCCAGCGCCTTCGTTCTTAACTGGTGCGGCGCCAAAACCCGACAGCATGACCTCTTCTTCGAATGCTCGATCTGAGCCTTCGGTGTCGAAGATTTCAGCATGCTGACCCTCGTAGCGAGTGTATTCCATGCCAAAGAGGGCGTTGAGACCAGGCTCAAGCTCTTTGGCGAGTTGTGCGCGAGAAATAGCCATAACTCACTACCCTCCTTACGAGATTGTGCCTTCAGCAGATCCGCCAGTGGCAGGTGCTGTAAGGGCATGGTTGTTGATCATCACAATCAGCGGGATACCGGCAGCGGTAAAGTCAGCGTTTTCCGGATCGTCGAGAACGCCTAAAATCTTCAGCGGGTGCGAAAGATCAGAAGCATCTACGGTCGATACGTCAAGCTGTGCTGTCGAGATACCAGTGGTTGTATTACCATTTGCTGCGCCTTTATTAGACTCAGCCGAGAACTCTGCGTTCTCGAAAATGGTGGTGATTGCGGTCGCTTTGTCGGTAAGAGTAGCGTCCGAACAGACAATGAACCGCTGCATCGGATTGTCGTACACATTCGCAATGATGTCGAAATTTGTGTTCGCACTTCCCGATCCAGGCCAAGTGTTCGAAAACTTCTTTTTACCGGTGGTCGCGTCTACGTATTCACAGCCAGCGAAAACGCCAATGAATTTCAAAGTATCACCGGAAGCAGAACTGGAGACGGCGATGGTGCCGTCGTTAGTTGCGATAACCGGAGAACCTTGAAAAATCGCGCTTGCATCTGACTTAATGAAATACGCATTAGTACCGGAAGTAGCTGGTGTGCTACCTGCGGTATTAATCGGCTTCATGCCGAAGGCAACATTTGAGTTTGCCATTGCTCTACCTCATTGGTTAGGAGGAATCTTTTCCTCCGAAAGTTACACGACTTTGCCTATCGTTGTGGATAGGCATTGAGGGATGTTGTTCCCTCATAAGGTTTTCGTCAACGGAACGCATCTGATTGCGGGTCTGATCCCGGTAATATTCAGTTCTCTCTTCGACCGTTTCCTCTGGAATCCGGCACAGCATCAAGCCGCCTACGCCGATAACTCCAGTATTCTTACCCTCTTCGATCACTGGATAGCGATCTGCAAGCTCGGGGTACTCGTCAGCGCGTACCGGTTCCCACCCCTCGCGGAGCTTCGAGTGTACGTTGGTCTTGTCATCCTCACCACGAATGGCGGTTCTGACCCAACGATGCTGATAACCAGCCGGTGCTTCAGGTGCCTCTAACTTAGAAGGCGGGGTCCAGGGCTTACGCCGCTGAGTGGTTGCGCGAGTCTCTGTTTCGCGTGGTTTTCTGTTCGTCATAACTTACTCCTTCACGTACTTGGCGTATTCCTCGAGCGGAACATTCAACCGTTTGGCAATCGCAATCTGCGAAGGTGTCAGTTTGACTGTTCTGCGCCCCTTTGGTGACGACGACTTGGAAGCCGTGGATCCAGCAGAAGCGACTCTGGGTCCAGCATCGCGCTTTGTCTCCGCAAACTTGTGCGGGAACTCCGTGCGAACACGTTTGTCAAGCTCACTATAATACTCATCGGAGGTCGGGTCAAACCCCTCATCCTCAATAAGTTGGCGATGAATACCAAAAGCGGCATATGTCATGGTCTGATCATTGCCAAACCACTCGTTCTTCGATGCCCAAGCCTCGGCCTTGGGATCCGGTTGAGCCGCTTGCTGCTGTGCCGGCTGCTGTGCAACAGGCTCCTGACGCTGCGGCTGCTCCTGACGCTGCTCATTCCGGCGCTTGGCTTCTTCATATCGAGCCTGCTCCAGAGCGATCTTACTGATCCGCTGCTGTGCTTCAAACATACCGTCAGCGTCACCCTCGTCGTACGCTTTTTTGTATGCCTCTTTGGCAGCGACAGCATCCGCTTCCACGCGACTACCAAACTCGCCAACATAGGACTGATCGAGCTTGTCAATGCGGGCACGAAGCTCATCGTTCTGCTTCTTCACCGCCTCCGCGTACTCGATAGCCGCCTGTCGTTGGCGCTCTTCTTCACGGAACCTATTCGTCAGCTTCGAAATACGACGCTGAACAGAATCCGAATATTGCTCTAATTCATCTTCCTGTGCTTCAGCCTGCGGGGCCTCTTGTTCTGCCTCCGCCTGCTCAACAGGAGCTTCCGCTTGCTCTTCGCCTACCTCGACGACCTCAAGCTCTTCCTTTTCAGCAAGGTTGTTTTGCATACTATGCTCCGTATGTCTTGATATCGTCAGGATCGACGATGGTTGCAATGACTTCATCGTCATTGATGATGCGGACCTCGCCACCTTCAATTTGGAAGCGCGAACCGGCGTACCGACCAATACACACCCAGTCGCCTTCTTGACACCACGGCTTGCAATCAGGACCAAACTTGTCCGGATCCTGATAGGCCAGTGGCCCAAGACGAACCACATATCCCACAACAGTGGCACGTGCTTCTCGGTCTTTGGCTTGATCGGGAACGAATACTCCACCCTCAGTCTTGGCCTTGCCCTGATAAGGCATGACCAGAATCCGCCAGCCGGTGGGCTGCGGGATCCTATCTAGAGCGGGTTTTTTGGAGGCTTCTTCTTCAGCTTTTTTCTTGGCTTGCTGCTGCCGCAGAACGTGATCAGGAACTAGAAGCGTTGTCATAGTTAACCTC